CAGTAAGTGGTTCGTTTCTTATTCTTGTTCCGCCGCCGGGTACGGTTTTAGCTTGATAATTTCTGTCAGCGTATTTTTTATCAATCACTAGTTGATCAACGGTTATTTGTGTGTTTGAGTACGAAGAATTAAAACGTGCTACCGCATCTTCGGAAACTTCCATAATGTTTCCAATAGGATTGCTTCTTGCATTGAGGGGACCATCGAGCTGAGGCTGTGTGTCATTTAACAACTTACTTGTTAACTGCTTGACTATTAATTTATATTTAGGACCAGCAGGATCAGAAAAATCTTCTACAAATTCAAATCCAATAGAACCGTCACTTTCAAGCTGAGTAAAATTAACACCATTGGCTGTTCTGTTTACTGCTAAAATTGTATCTGCAACGTATTCGCTTGGAACATCTTTCAAATTAGTAATTGATATTTGGCCACCAAGCCCAAATACTGCATATAGCTCATTAAAATTTTCGTTTACTTTTCTAAATGATTCTCTAATGCTGTCGCCAGTATTGTCGTTACCTTCTAGACCAATATCAACTACTTGTCTCGCCATTTATCTTAACTCCATTTTCGGTATTTTTTAATATTAAACTATAATCAAAGTTTGCACTAAATCCACATCCGCAACGATATTTTTCGTTAGGATTTTTTATTTGCAACATGTCATTTCTTAACGATGAAGTAAAATCAATTTCACTTCCTTTAATAAAAATCGATGTCGAACCACAAATAATTAAATTTCCATAACCTGTGTTTATAACAATGTCAATGGGTGTTAAATCTCTTTCAAGAGACATTAAATCCCATACATATTCAAATCCTGCGCATCCGCCACCTTTAATGTTTAACGTAACACCAAACACTCGACTTTGCTGGCAAATGTCATTAATTCTTTTTTTCGCAGATTCTGTAATTTTGCAAACTTCCATTAATTAACTCCTTTAATATTTATCGTAGATTTTTATAATCTTAATGCAAGATAACTACTATTATGTATATTAATGAAACTGTTATTGAAAAAAAGTTCACAAGAAAATCTAAGAATGGAACAATTCATTCTTATTCTAGAAAACAAAGAGTTGTGAATTTAAAATGCGATAATTGCGGAAAAAATTTTTCTAGACCTAGAGGGTCAATGGATCCTAAACGTCTGAGTAATAATTATTTTCATGTTTGTGAAACATGCAATGCAAAAAGATTTGCACAAAAGAGAAGTATAGAAAAAAATAATAAATGGAAATTAACTGCTGGAAGCCATCTTCCAGTTGGAAGATTATGATTCTTTTTTCCAAATAGCGTAAATTCCGTACGCTATTGATGCGTATGCCATATAAACAGCAATAGGCTGAAATACAAGATAAGCAACGCCGGCAGCTATCAACACTGTGCCATCTAGCGATGTTCTTTCTTTAATTCTCTCTTCTAACCATTCTTTGATTTGAAATAACATTTTGTAATTCATTGTTAACACTCTTTAACTTTTTTTCGAGAATTGATAATTTTACATCTTGTAATCTTAACTTTTCTTCTAATGCTTGTACATATTTTTGTGAAGGGATTTTTTGCTCGGATCCGTCTTCTCCGAGCATTACATAATGATCCGATCCGTGTGCTCTTAGTCCGCCAGCGACACGGTTAGGGTTTTTTTCTATTGAATGTGCTACTGATGTTGCAGCGCCGTACATTGATTTTACATAACTCATAAAAATATTTATGACATCAATGTGATATAAGTAAACTCTTTTGGTGTAAGGTATGCGGTGCTTACAATATCAGACACTTCATTCCAATCACTCGGAGCATGTTCTAAATCATATAAGTAAGTTACTTTAATTGATTTTTTCAAAAACAATGATTTTTTACTGTAAAGAGATTTTTTATTAGTAAAGATAAATTTTTCAGAAATAGCAGTAACGCGAACGTTACTGCACACTGGATACTTTTTTTCAAAGAATTTAGAAAATCCTTTGTTAAGAGACATTAATAATGCCTTTGCTAATGCCATAATTGTAAAGTCCAATGCTGGCAAGATTTTTACACTTGGCTTCGCACATGATGTCGGCCCACTCTAAATGAGACAGCGCCCAATCGTTAAAGCTAGGATGATCATAGTAGTCGCTGTGCGCTCTAAGCTGAGATTTGTTTGCTACCTGCAACAATTGATCAAAAGTAGGCAAATATTCAGTAAATTGAGTAAGGTATTCAGATTTGGGCTGACTGTGATGCATAGTAGGTCTGACGCCTTGCCAGCTTTCAATTACATGCTTGATCCTATCATCTGTAGGTTGAATGTATTCGCCCTCGTTAATCAAGTGATGATGGATATCAAGGACTATACCTACTTTGTCTTTTAATGTAATAAGTTCGTCTAGCTTTGTTTGGTATTCGTCATTCTCAAGAGTTAAACAATTTCTAAGTTCAGGACTCATACGATGCCATGCACTGTCAAACCCTGCTGCTCGCTTGCGCCCGCTCAGATGCACATTAATTTTAAAGTCTAGCTTAGATTTACCGTAGCCCATCCAGCGGGCCATATTTGCATGATATTCAAGTTCTTCTAAAGAACGTACCACAACGTCATCACTATCGGAGACAATACAACAAAACTGCCCAGGGTGAAAAGACAAGCGTACATTAAGCTGACGTGCAAGGTCACCCACTTTTGCAAATTCTCGTTCCGCATATCTTGCAACAGATTCCTGTAGCCAATAATAGCGCCAATTTGGCTCAGTATAAACAGGCAAAATATCTGAGCTAATGCGAAGGCAACGTAGTTCAACAGGAAGACCTCCTAGATACTGTAAAACTTTTTTAATCGATTCAATGTTATGGACCATAATGTCCCAAAGGCGCTGTTCTGCAACATCTTTTGTTTGCCGATTAAGCCATTGAACTGTAGTTGCTCGTGTGTTGAGAGGTTTTTCGTAATCCTCTAAAATACGCTTTTTTGCAGTTTGATCTCTGTAAAGATACTTGCAAGCAAAACCAAGTCGTTTGATCATTGTGTCCATCTATATGTTGTACTGTTATTAGTATAGTGTGTCTATCAAAAAAACGCAAGACATTAAAAAACCGCACACTAGGTGCGGTTTCTGTTATTCAAGTAAGTTTTCGCCCCATTCTCGATGACCTTCGCGGAACGCCATGTTAGCTTGTGTTTCTCGAACTTCTACGCGATAGCACCATAGTCTTGCAGACTCACCTGGTCCCCACATGTCTGGAATATAAACTCCATTAACATATTTGTAAAGCATATCAGCTAAACTTTCACAACCCAATTTAGGCAAAATTGTAAGTTTAGCCATCTTACGACGCTCTAGTTCTTTGTAGATATCCATGTTAGGATCGTCTTCTGCTACTAGCAGCGTATGATCAAATTGATCTTCTAACACTCGCTTTAATTCTTTAAGTCCGCCATAATCTGCTGCCCAATTGCGAACGTCAAGATCATTTGTTCCAAAATAAAACTTCATGCTAAATGCATAGCCATGAATTGTGTTGCAGTGAGAATCAGCTCTCCATTGTCTGTATGCGCAAGGAAACGCATCTACATATTCTTTTGTTGATGTATACTTATACGTGATCGGCTCAAACGCCATAATAATTACTCCTAGACTAAACATGCGGAATGTTTATAGTGGGGCAGCATCCACTCTATTAAAGTAACTTATATTATTTATTCTGTCAACCATAAATATATTTGTAATTCGAAACAAGGAAATATGTTATGGATGATAAAATTGAAAAACTAGAAAACGACATCCGTACCATTAATGAAAGAGTAGGTCGTTTAGAAGTAACATCAGCAGTTGACAGCATCAAGTATGCTTCAATAGATTCTAGACTTACCTCTATTGAGGGAACGTTGACTTGGCTAGTTAGATTAATCATAGGAGCACTGATAACAGCACTCCTAGGTTTTGCACTAAGTGGTGGTATCCAAGTAGTTTAATTTATTTGGATACCGCTTTTAATAGAATTACATCTTCATTTATTCTTCCATTAAGTTTTGTTTCTGTAGTGTTAATATCATCTAAAAACTTTCGAAGTCTTACTTTTCCTGACTCTTTAAAATCTTTTAGAGTTTCCTCTGGTTTACGCAACGTCTTTTGAACACTTTTAACTTCGTCATATCCAATAATTGTTGTTCCTTTAACACTCATTACTGTAGCGTCTTCGGCTGCAATGTATTTTCCTAGCTTTCTAGTCTTTGTATTAAATACCCAAAGTTCTTCACAACCCACGATGTCGATAGGATTGATGCTGGCAATTTTAAATCGATCATCGTTAATTTTGTATTTTATTTTACTAATTAGCTTTTCTTTGCTAGGTACCTTTTTTGCTCTAGGTTTTCTAGTTGCCTTGCTGGTGTCAATAATTAAATTACATGAGTTAATTAAATTTTCTAAAGCCTGCAAATACATTTGTGCTTGAGGTTTAGTAATATGACGATATCCTTCAACTAACTGTTCGGCATCATCTTTTTCTTTAGGATCTTTAATTTTTGCAATTTGTGCAGCAGTAGGTCTTGCTGCAATTAGTTTTGCTTCGTTGTACTCACCTTCGTAAAGTTTAGCTATCTTTCTAGCATGTGCTTGAGATATGTTATATTTTAAAAAGTGATTTTTAAAATCAAAACCCTTAGGATCAAAAGTTTTTTTGTCTTTAATAAATCCTTCAAGCCATTCTTCAATTTCTTCGCAAGCATCAACTGCTTGTTCTTGAATTCTGTCTTGAATAGACAAAGTGTTGACATTCTTTTTAACTTTTGCTTGCTCTTTCTTAACCTCGGCAATTTTCTTGCCTTCGACTACTAGTGTCTCTAGATATTTGTTAAAGGCAATTACATACGACTCAGGAGGATTTAATCCATTTAGCAGCCAATACGAAACAGTAGCCCAGTGACTGGCGTAGCCGAGTTTCCATTCTGGAACGTTAGCAATAGCTGCTGCTTTCGATTTGTCTAAAAATTTAGCAATGTACTTTTGAACAGTTGATGTCCAATCTTTTTGTTCAATTTCGTATTGAACAAAGTGCTTTGCTTTCCAGAAGTCCCCAGTTGGCATTAATGCAAAGCCATTGAGCCTTCGAGATACTCTAACTGTTTTTTTCTTTTTTGGTGCTAATACTGCTGCTCTAGCCATGCGTAATTCCTTAGTATTCTCTAATAATAGTGTTATATATACACTTTGTCAATCTTTTCTGACCATTTGAGAAGAAGGAAAGTTTTCTTCTTCTCATCTAACTCCCAATACATAACATAAACTGTCGAATATTGAATTGGTTCTTTGTAGGTGTCAATGTGCTTAATTGATGCGTGTGTGTAAAGGTATTCGACCCAAGGTTCCTGCTGCCACCTTGCTGATACTTCAGCAAAGTGTTTTCCGCTATACTGCTCTTCTCTAGGAACAGACATTTTAGTAACTATTGTATTTGAGTCTGTAAATTGTTTCATGGGCATCTTTTAAGTAGAAATGATAGATTACTAAATCTAAATGAGTTACTGGATTATAGTTTCTCTTGATTTTTATGTCAACAGCATGCATTACTAAGTATTCAAACCAAGACATGCTTTTTGCATGTTTTATGTGTTCATCATTTGAAATGTTGCATTCTACTGAAAACTCAACCGGAATCAATCTTCTATGTCCTTGCCATTTGCAACTAAAGCTAGCAATACTTTATATTTTTCATATGCAAGATTTAGCGCAGGATTATTTTTCCTTAAGTTACGTTCAAATGTTAAAGTTTCCTCTAGGCTTTTATAATACCAATCTGCTGTAACTCTTTCATCTTCGTTAAATCTACCTAATATTTCTAATAAACGATCAAAGTCTGATTCACGCATCGATATGTCGACACTCGGCTCAACGTGAACGTGCATGTCTAGTGCCGGATCTGTAGGCTTGTAGGCTTGTCTAATCCAATAGTCCATTGAATAAACTGTTTGGAAGCGCATTTTGCCTCTGCCTATTTCTGCCCGTAAATTTTTATGCAGAAAGTTTTTACCGTTACTTCTATCTCTTTCACTCATTTTATACCATTTACAAATTTTAAAAATCTCAAATTGCCCTCTAGCTCTTCGCTAGATATGCCGCAACTCCAAGCTGACCATTGCATGTTGGAGTTTCCACAAATTGGACAACTCCAAAGTGGTTTTTCAAAGTCGCGAGAAAGTTCTCCTATTACGCAACATTTTTCACATACAGGAGGACCTAACCCCATTACTTAAAATGGTCCTCAATAAATCCGCCAACTGGACAGAAACCTTTATCATAATTGTCGTTAGCTACTTCGGCACATTCTTGAATAATCAATTGTGCAAATCGTTCAAGAGCACCTGGGTCGTTTAACGATTCTTGCCAGATGCGAACAGGTTCTCTGCCTGTTTCTGCATCGGCCCACTTGGTTTGCATTAGTCCTGCCTGCTTTGCAAGTTCTTTAATTCGTTTGTTCATTTTTTGTCCTCACTATGTTTGATAGCGTCGAGCAGCATAGTATCATTGTATGCTGATTCAACTTCTTTGTATTTTTCTTGAAGCTTGGCAATCTGATCTCCAAGATACATAAGATTTGAACGACTAATTGATCTCAAAGAGCTTAGTGTGTCGAATGCTCTTTCTAGCTCTAAGTCAACACCAATGCTGGGAGAATTTACTCCTAGCAGTGCTATTTCTCGACGACTAACTTCGCATATAAATCCGCTAGTGGTAGTTGCAATAATTTTCACAGTTTCTCACCTTTAGTAAATCCGCGGAAAGTTTTAAATCGAGGAAAACGCAGACTATAAGTTCCGTCTTGGTTTTGTGTTACTGCATCTGCCCTAATTTCCACAAGAGATCCAACAACACGATCACGGTCATTCCAAAAAGAAATTCGCTGTTCATCCGTAAGACCACTGCCGACATTAACCCTAATATCTTTCCCGTCATCCTGCCCAATGCATACCAAAGCCCCAAGTCTTCCTTCATTTTTTCCAGTTCCTTCTTCAAGTGCAATTACTTCTAGTGTTACTTCAATAAAAGGTTTTGCTTTAAGCCAGCTATGACTGCGCTTGCATTCGTACGGAGCGTCAACGTCTTTGATCATAACACCTTCGTACCCACCCGCTACAGCAGCTTTGTTAAGCTCTACAAAACGTCGATAGCCTTCGGGGGTATCTAAGTCAACAGTTTCCCAGCCTAGTGATGTAACGTGCTCTAGCTTGTCTGCGTGATCTTCTACCCAATGACTAACTATTTCACTACGAAGTGCTTGATTGAACGTATAGACTTTGTTCTTAAAAGCACCAAGAGGAATAACATCAAACAAGTTTAGTACTGCATCTTTTGCATTAGCATTTTTCTTTCGACGTGCTTGACGCATTAGATCTTGGAATGTAGCACTCATGATTTCGCCGTCAAGCACAAGAGGATACGGTGCAGGGTGATCTTTTAGAACACTGCGAATTTCTTCAATGATGTGATCAAAGTTGTGAAATTGTTTGCCATTGCGGCTAAACATCTCAATGCTTTTGCCGTGTACATCGTTGATAACAGTTAGCACACGAACGCCATCTAGCTTAACTTCAATCTGCTTTTTACCACGCATTTTGTCTTCGTGATTCGCGCTGTCGTGTGCAAGTTGACATTCAAACACAGGAACTTGATATTGCGGATACTTTTTAGCAACCTTGTTAACAGTCTTTTCACTAACACCACAACGCAGGTCTTTGATTAGAATACGACGATACCAGTCATTCCACTGTTGCTGTGTAGCAACGTCCATTGCTAGTGCAATTGCATCACGAGCAGCATGACCAGTTAGATTACGATATCGCAGATCGTTTGCCATTTGCAAGAACACATTCCACGGCAAACCTTGTCCTGCATTGTCGTGTTTAACAGGTACTTGTCTAACACCAAATGTAATCAAAGGATCCAGCGCCATGCGCACACCTTCGAAAAACTCGTCAAGCCCTTCTTTGATTGCTGATGCTAGAATAGATTCTTTAGTCAAACGACTATCGTCTTGTTCCAGCAAACGAATAATATGATCTGGTTGTGTACGCATGTGAGATCTCCTGCAGTTGTGTTACATTTTACAACAGCACAGACAGTATGTCAAATTATATTCTCGAAGCTAAGTATCTCTCTTTAATCAGTGCTACAACAAAGTCAGAAGCAAGCACTTCATAATGATTTTCATCAACGTATATGAGTTCCATGTCATTTCGGCAAGTCATACTTTTGATAGTAACTACACCGTCATTGTCACTTTTATGCCACGGAACAGCACCTTTTGTTGTAACAATTTGTGTCCAAGGTATGTTGATTTCTATATCTCTACCTTGTACAATAGGA